CTCGCTGAAGCTCGCTCCGCTCAGCGCGACATAATCAAGAAGCTGGATAAGGTCGCGCTGGGGCGGATGTATCAGGCGTCGTATAAAGCGGTGATACGGTTGCAATTATTTTTCACTGGCAGAACGCATGAGCTAATTTTGGACTTCAGCGAGAAGGCTCAGGCGTTGATACTGAAGAAGGCTGGCAAGGAACAGGTGCTGGATGGGACGAGCGGCTACAGCGTCCAGACTGAAATGCTGAAGATGTGGGGAGATCTGTTCAAGGAATGGCAGGACGAATTGCAGGCGGTGAGGCGGGAGGCGGCGAGTATCCCGTTTGGTGTGCTGGCTGTGATGCACGAAAGATTGGTGATGCCCGCGTTGAATGAAAGCCATCCGCAGATTTCGCAGATGTCGCAGATTGGAGAAGCACGATCCGTTGGAGGTGTGTTCGAACGGCAGTTGCAAATGCTGCTGGATATAGCGGCGGAGCATTTGTATGGGGATGGGTTGAATCTCTCCGCACGGATCTGGAAGTGGGATCGTGAGAGTCGTGACGGGATCAACCAGGTGCTGATGGATGGGATCGCAAATCAACGAAGTGCCTGGGATATTGCAAAGAACTTGGAGCAGTATCTCGGTGCGAATGAAGATTGCCCGCGCTGGACTTCGACGCGATTGTATGGCCGTACGAAGACACAGATCGCTGCAGGCGACACGACCGGATTGGTTTCGAGACCATGTGATGGACGCGGCGTTTCGTACAACGCTTTACGCCTGGCACGCACGGAGATCCAGAAGGCGCATGCGCTGGCCACGGACAGGATCATGGCTGCCCAGCCCTGGGTAGAGAAAGAGAAATGTAATCTTTCGGCAGCCCATCCTGAAACGGATATCTGCGATGATGTTGTTCAGGGAGGGGAAAAAGGGGAAGGGGTCTATGAAGTTGGCACGATTGAATATCCACTTCATCCGAACTGCCTGTGCTACAAGACCGCAGTGCTGATGGATGAGAAGGATTTCACGTCTGATCTGAATAGCTGGCTGAGAGGGACCAGCACGTGGCCGGAGATGGACTCTTATGCGGAGCTGATCGGCGGTGATGTGAGCCAGTCCATTCTGCCGAATGCGGTGAACCTGGCGGTGTGGCTATTTGGGGAAGATCTGAGTAAATGGGTAAGTGGTAATTAGTAATTGGAGATTGATGAATGAGCCTGAGCGATGATGTGAAAACTCTGTTTGAAGATGACGAGGATCTGATGGATCTGCTGACCGGTGGGGTCCACAATGACGTGGAGGAGATCAGCAGGCAGAACACGCCAACGGCGTTCGATGCCAATCAGGAGCTGATGCCGTGCGTGTTGATCAAGTTCGGCACCGAGACACGATTGCGCAGCGGCATCCCAAATTCCGTGCAGACGCCGCTGACGATCTATTTTTATCAACGCGATAATTATGACGTGATCGAGCCAGCCATCACTTCAGTGTTCGATCTTTTGAACGAGCAGAAAGTCGGAACGAATGTCTGGAATGTTGAGTTCGATATTGCAGTGAGTCAACAGCGTGATGTGGCGTTGGATTGTGCGCTCGGCATGCTGAGATTTGTAGCCAAAAGGCTGCGATAATTTTATGAGCGACGAGGAGATTGCTTCACTTCGCTCGCAATGACATAAGGAGATTTACAATGGCACTAACTGATAACCCCAAACCGTTTGGCTTGAGCGACGTGAAACTTACGTCAATCGATGGAACCACTCAGGCGGATCTGCCCGCATCCACCAAGCTGACGTTCAAGGAGCGAGTCAAAAGCGCAGAAGGCCCGGGCGATGACATGCTCTCGGTCGTGGTCGCTGTACGTGACGCGGTGGAATGGGAGCTGGAAGCCACCGGTTTGCCGCTCGAAGCGCTGGCCGTGATGTATGGCACAACGACCGGCACCACAGGCTCCACACCCAACCAGGTCAAGACTTTGAGCCAGGCGGGCGGCGTGCGCCTGCCTTACTTCAAGATCTATGGCAAGTCTCTCGGCGAGGGCGACGATGATGTGCACTGCATCATCTACAAGGCCAAGGTGACCGAGGGTCTCGATGCGCCGCTGGCTTATGGTGAATTGCAGACGGCCACGATCAAGGGCATCGGCATCGACGACGGCACGAACGGCATCTATGACTGGGTGCAGAACGAGACCGCTGACACACTGCCCACTTCGTAGGTGAGCCATGGACGAACAACTTAATGGACTTGAGCAATCGCAACAGGCGAGACGTCTAATGCTGGCAAAGTGGCGGGCAGACCGTATGCACGACCTGACCCTGCCCAGCGGTTTGCAGGTGAAAGTGCGTGACGTGACGATGACCGATCTCATGTTCACCGGCAAGCTGCCCCAGGTGATGATCGATCTGGCGCAGGAATCGGCGGAGCAGGGCAAGATAAAACTTGACCTGAAAATGTTGACCGAGAACGCACAGGAGTTCAGGCAATTGGTCGATACGCTGATCCTTTTATGCGGGGTGGAACCGCCGATTGCAGAGAAGGCAGATGAAGAGCATCTCAGTCTCGATGAAATGAACGGAGACGACAGGATGTTCATCTTCAACTGGGTCAACCGGGAGGTGGAGCAAGTCCGCTCCTTTCGCGAAGGTGAAGTCGAACCTATGGCGGCTCTACAACCTGGCAACGGGTTACGGAAAAAGTCCAAGCGAAATCACCGGTCTGCAGACTGATCTCGGAAAATGGAATCTCGATGAGGTCTGTCTGATCGTTGGCAGGCGCATCGAGAAAAACCTGAACGAAGGCAAAGATGCGTTCACCGGTTTTAGTCTGCCCCAATCCCCTTCCGGGAACGGGCGGTACCGGAGCGCAAAAGGCCGCATTACAAAACAGTTAAGAATACCTGCAAATGGAATTTGGTGATTGCAATGACCAAGGATTTGATGTACAATGCATTTTACAGACCCGGACAGGTCCCCTGTGAAGGCGGCGTGTGTTATTTAATTGACATCGCTTTCCCTAACAACATATCAATTCACAGGCAGATTCCTGCCACAGAGATACGTGTCGCCGCCAGACCTGTCCGGGTCCCGACGATGTCGGTTTCTGTGGCAGGATTTCGCGTTACGAAAGGACCCGGACAAAATGTTAAAGCAAGACGAAAAGAAAGTGATGGTGGTATCGCCACCGGCGGACGAACGTCCGTTGTTCGCGCCCGAATTCGTCAGAGTGATGACGGACAGTGCCTACGAGACGCTGAGGGCATATCTGGAAAAAGCCAAAGCAAGACCCGAAGCGATCAGCCTGCTGGACGATCTGGTCTTACTGCTCTCATGGAGATCGATGCACGAGCGGGGCAAGGTCACATGGATCGAAAACCAGGGCGCCACAGAATCGCTTGGATCGCTCAGTTACGATATCTTTGCGCTGGGTGGAGGCTCGTTGCTGAAACAGTAAATCAAATCTTATTCAATAAGACAGACATCCTGTATGGTTTTGCGTCCATGCAGGATGTCTGTTTTGTCTGGAGTAGTTGATGGCGATTCAATTAGGAAGCGCATACGGGAAAGTAATTCTCGATGTAACGGGCTTTGTTTCCGGCCTTGATAAAGGCAAGGCAGGGCTTTCCGCATTTGAGCGCAGTGTAGATTCCATGAAAACCGCGTTGATTGCTTTGGTCAGCAGCGCGGTTCTGTTTAAATTCGGGCAGGGAATTGTCGATATTGGCACGAATGCGCTCATGGCAGCGGCCCGTGTGCAGGAGCTCGAGATCATCAATGAGCAGTTGGGGAAGAACGCCGGCATCCCTACGGACGCGATCAAAAGAGAAACCGCAGAAGTGCGGGAGATGGGGATCGAGGCGGCGGTTGCCAATCAGGTCATTGCTGAATTTATCAGGAATGGTTTGGATCTTTCCAAGGCGTCTGAGCTGGCGCGTGTGGCTCAGGACGCTGCCACGATTTCAGGCAGGAATTCAACAGAAGCATTGAACGGGATCATCAATGGCATTGTGACATTACAGCCGGAAGTGATCCGGACGAATGGCATTACCATCAATCTCGCCCAGGCAGAACAGGAGCTGGCGCGTAGTCTGGGGAAGAGCACAGTGAACTCGGTAAAACTCAGCGGTGCAACATTGGATTTGCAGGCTGCCAAGGAGGCATTGGCAGCCGCGCAGCGGGGAGAGGGAGTGGATACGGATGCATTGAGCAGTGCACAAAGCAGGCTGGCAAATGCGTCAGATAGTGTGGCTGATGCTCAGGGGCGGGTTGCGGATGCTGAGCGACGGGGTGCGGATGCAAAGGTAAAAGTATCCAGGGCGCAAAAAGATTTGGATGGGTT